TCATCTGGATATGGCCCAGCAGGTGCAGGTGGACAAGCACTAGGACCTAGCGGTAATCAAGGTGGTAATCAAGGTAACAATCAAAACAATCAACAACCAACTGTTGATTTTGGACCGACATATGAAAAAGAAGATAAAGAAAAAGAACAAAGTTTAATTGAATCTTTAAAAGAAAAACACACTTTTAAAGCATTTAATCAAGATTATTTTGGATATAACAATCCTGAAACGGGACTTAAGTTTGGTGTTACAGCAAGTCCATCTGAAGAAAGTTTTGGAGCTGTAGTAAGTGTTGGATTTTCTCTTAAAAAGGGCGGTCTGTTAGATAGAAGCTCTAAAAAATAATTGACAAATTACTATTTTTATGGTATAATAAATATTTGGAGTGGCTATAGGTAGCACTCTAGATGACAACAAAAACAACAATAACTTGCTTAATGAAAGGAGTTAATTATGAACCTACCTACAAATAGAAGAGGTCTCGTATTCAACGCAGACCCATTTAAAAACTTAACAGTTGGATTCGATTCATTGTTCGACCAACTATCTTCACTGTCAGACTTTGAAGCACCGAGTTATCCGCCTTACAATATTCGTAAGATTGGTAATGATGGTTACGAACTTGAAATGGCTTTAGCTGGATTCAGTAAAGGTGATGTCAATGTAGAAGTAAAAGAAGATACATTAACTGTATCAGCTTCAAAAGAAGGTAAAGATGAAGAGGATAGTTTTCTTCACAGAGGAATAGCTAAAAGGTCTTTCACTCGTAAGTGGACTTTAGCAGAACATCTTGAAGTAAAAGATGCTGAATTGAAAGATGGTATTCTTTTAATTAAAATGAAACTCAATCTTCCAGAAGAGAAGAAAGCTAAAACAATAAAAGTAAAATAACCTCGTGTTTGGGGCAGGAGGCAATTTTTTGTGCATCTTAGGCGAAAAAAAACGCTCTAGGATGCACGAGGATTAACAAATCGGAGGTGTCTAGTACCCTAGCACCCCCTAAAAAGGAGAAAAAATGATAGAAAAGATAAAAGAACTAATCAAGAAGATTAGAGCTAAGTTAGGAGTATAATATGGGTATCCCATTTGAAATGATAACCATGCTGGGTTCTACTGTACTCGGTGGGGTTATGAGCATATGGTCTCAGAACATAAAAGCTAAACAAGCTGAACAAAAGATGCTTATACAAAGAGCAGAAGTTCAGACAGAAGCTTTTAAAGAGGCTAGAGAGTATGAAAATACTGGATTCCAATGGACTAGAAGAATTATAGCATTGACTGCTATCTTTGCTATCGTTGTTCTTCCAAAGATATTACCACTAATAGACCCACAAGCACAAGTAATCGTAGGTTATTTAGAATTTAAACCTGGATTCTTATTCTTTGAAGGAAAAGAAGTAATGCAATGGACACCTATGGCTGCAAGAGGTATAGTAATTACACCTCTAGATACCAATTTAGTGTCGGCTATTATTGGATTGTACTTCGGTGGAAGCTTGGTGAAAAAATGATTTGGATATTGTCAGCAATGCTTTGGTACACAGATATAGAACAACCAAAGTATTCAGATTATAATGTTCAAGTATTCGAGACACGAGAACAGTGTCACGATTATTTATTCTGGAATCAAGCTAAAATAGTAACTGAACTAGCACTTGCTCACGGAATGGAAGACGGCAAAGCTTTAAAAACTTGGGCGTTTTTCTGTGAAAATAGGAAGTTACAAGAAGTCTAAGGATTTAACCACTCTTTTATGTTGTCTCTGGTATAAATAAAATTATCAGAGACAGCAAGATGTGGCTCTTCTGGGTATAAAAACATAATACATTTTTCATTTACATCTTTACTTATTTTTATTTCTGCAGGTTTATATCCTGCTCCTATCTCTAACAAATGAACACTCCGTTCTATATCTCCTTTTAATTTATAAGCTTCACCTTTAATTTTATATCCTGGTTCTTTTCTATATACAATAGGAAAACAACCATGAGAAAAATCCTTTATATCAAAATCACTGTGTAAAGTTTCACACTCTCCTATAAACTCTGACTCTTCTAGAATCCAGTTTAGTCTGTGGTTTTTCTTTAATGTTCCGTATACAAAATATATCATTAATTAATAGATGAAACATATCTTTGAATCCATTGTTCTAGTTCTTTAAATTTTAATTTAAGTTCTTTTACAAGGCCAATATAAAAATGTTTTTCTTCTTCACTCCTTTTAAATGTATCATTCATAATATCTGCTTCGTCTTCTGGAAGAGCTGACACTTCTGATATCAACTCTCCATCAGTGTTAATCATAACACTATAACTAGCAATAACTCCTTCTTTCTTTTTCTTTGTCATGTTAGTCCTCCTGTGGGGCAGTAACATCAACTAACTCACAAACACCGCCAGTGCATGCAAGCTCTTGAGAACCTGTAGTATTATCTTCAGTCTCATACTTTATAAGCTCACTAAAGTCTATAGTAGTAGGCATATCTTTTCTTAGCTCTAGATATTCTTTTCTTTCTATATCTTGATAAGGAGCTTGTTTATATATGTGGTCGGTATAAGGTAAGAAACTAATACCAGACACTTCATCAAAGTATTTGTACACCCAAGAACCTACTTCCATCCATTCATCTTCTTTAACACTCACAGTGCAAGAAGGTTTATGTTCACACCATTCTCTTTGATACTTTAACCACAACTCTAATTGTTGTATAGCTGACATACTGTTTCTAGTTATCGAACCAGTTGGAGATGCAGTAGGAAAAGAAAACACCATTACTGAATCTGGTTTAGTTATATCTGGTTCGTTAGGAACTCCTTGGTCTATCATAAGTTGAGTTAGTGGGTCTTTCTTATCACATCTAACTGTTCTTATATAGTAAGGGTTGTGTCTAGTATGAATACCAGAAGCACTATCAACTAACTGACTTACTGTTCCACTAGGTTTTACACAAGTAATTGCTGCAGATTGATTTATCTTTAGCTTTTTAGCCATCTCTTTATTAGTATCTATAGCAACTTGTTTTAGTTCAGATAAGAATCCTCTATCTGGATTGTTGGTAAGTTTACTATCCATTATACCTGTAAGAGATACACCTAATAGTCTTTCATCTTCTGTGTTTTGTTTCCATATCTTACGAATGTATTTAAAATCAGTAAGTGTAGATTGAAATGTACCTAGTATAGTAGCGAGTCTAATTTTTTCTTTTAGCTCTAACTTATTATCCGTAGCACGAACAACTACTTCTGTAAGGTTACAGAACTGATAAGGTCTTAAGATAATTTCTGAACAAGGATTAGTACCAAACTCATGTTCACTATCTCTTCTTCCATTCTCTTTTGCCTTTTCAACTGCAGCTTGTCTATTAAAGATACCTCTTTCTCCAGACTTACTATCGTATAAAGCTTTCCATTCAGACATAAATAAAGCCATGTCTGGTCGTCTTGCATAACAAGCAGAGTTATTAGCTAATGCTCTTTGTCCATTATCTAACCACCATTGTCCGCTCTTTGCATTACGAAGTCTATCATCTTGTATATTACTAAGTGATATTAAAGCTGACCTACGAACACCACCTACAACAACAACTTCTCCTATCTTACAAACTAAATCATGACACTCAAGAGCATCAAGCTTTCTACCAGAAGCATTTTTAAATGTAGTAATTGCAAAGTCAAACAAATCTACAAGAGGTTGTGGACCACTTGCACGACCACCAAATGTTTTAAGTCTAGCACCTGCAGGTCTTACTCTTGTTACATCTATCTTTGGAACTTGACCACCATATAACATGCCAAGTAATTCTCTCAAAGATTTTGCCCAACCAGTTCTACTATCTTGAACTACAACAACTGTATCACTATCCTCAAACTCTTCAGCAATAGTGGGTAATTGTTCTATATAATTTCTTTCAACAGAAAAACCAACACCAGTTCCACACATTAATATATACATTATTTCATCAAAACTTCTTACATCATTGATAGGTATATAACTACAATTATAACCAGCAGTATGGTCTTTAGATAAAGCATTACCTGCCGTCATCAAAGCTCTCATAGAAGGCATGATACCTAAACTAAGAACTGCGTTTTCTAAATCGTTTCTTAATTCTTTTGATAAGTTATATTTATTATTTTCTTTTAGATGTTCTTGCATAAAGTCAAAGTATCTTGATACAGTTTCTTCCCAAGTCTCTCTTCTTTTTTCTGAATCAACAAACCTCGCATACCTAGATGCATGGATAAATTGTTGATAGGTCGTTGGTAGATAATTATTATTATTAGTCATTTGTTTCTCCTTCCGATAATTCACCTGCTATAGAACTATAACCTACCATGTCAACATAATCATCTATGTTATGTGAACCTGCTTTAGTTCTTGCAACTTTTAATAATACCATCATCAATGCAACATCACGACCGTTAATGTCTCTGTCAAGATAGGCTGACCACATCTTTGCTATATTATCATGATTTATTTTTTTGTTACCATGTGTCAACTCTCTATCAGTAGACACAATATCTTTTGCTTTATCAATGTATGCTTGGGTCTTCATCTTTTGTCTTTACCTTTCCTTTAGCTAAATTATCAATTAGTTCCATTTCCATTTCTCTAGCTCCTATATAATATAAAAGCTCTGGGTTACTAGTAATCAACCAACGAATACCATAAGATATGGTATCTACTGATGGGTCTTCAGTGTAGTTTATCATTTCCAAACCAACATCACCTTCTCTTGGTGTGTTAGGTGTCAGTATTATGTAGGCTTTATCTTTATTTATCTTCATTATTTTATCCAATCTAAAGGTATACTTTTGTCGCACCAAATAAAATTATTAGCTTCACACCAATCACTATACTTAGTTTTAGAACCCTTTCTTATTTTGTTGTTTGCATTCATAAAACAAAAACGAATATCAAAATCTGTTTGGTCTTGTATCCATAAATGTTTTTTTCTATCATCGAGAGTTAGTCTTCCTTTTAACTCAACGAATATCTTAGTCTTTGGAAAGTATAAGTCTGGTAGATAAGTTCTATCAATAGCAGGTTGAACATAATCAATCTCATACTCTTCATATTTATACTTTACTTTTTTCTTTCTAAGTTCGTTGACAATATTTTCTTCAAACTTAGAGCGATAACGAACCTTCATTCTCCATTCTTTCTTTTCTTAATCGTCTAGCATTAGGTAAAGCACTTTGTTGTAAGTCTTCAAATGCCCAATGTGGATTTCTTTTTAGTCTTTTCATTACCCATTTAAATGACCAAGCACTTAAGTGTAATTGAAAGTTGTGTATGTAATGAGTCTGTGTTGGCATTAAACT